TTGATCCTGAAGACCCTGAGGTTCCACTACTTCCTGAAGTACCACTTGAACCCGATGTTCCTGAGGATCCACTACTTCCTGAAGTTCCGCTTGACCCTGAAGAACCAGATGTTCCACTAGATCCTGACGTTCCACTGGATCCCGATGTTCCAGAAGATCCACTACTTCCTGAAGTCCCACTAGATCCTGAAGTTCCACTAGATCCCGAAGAACCTGAAGTTCCACTGGATCCTGAAGAACCTGAAGTTCCCGAAGAACCTGATGTCCCACTTGACCCTGAAGTTCCCGAAGAACCTGATGTCCCACTTGACCCTGAAGTTCCCGAAGAACCTGATGTTCCACTTGATCCTGAAGTTCCCGAAGAACCTGATGTTCCACTTGATCCTGAAGTTCCCGAAGAACCTGATGTCCCACTTGACCCTGAAGTTCCCGAAGAACCTGATGTTCCACTTGATCCTGACGATCCTGATGTACCACTCGATCCACTAGAACCTGATGTTCCACTTGAACCCGAAGATCCTGATGTACCACTCGATCCACTACTCCCTGATGTTCCACTTGAACCTGATGAACCTGATGTGCCGCTAGATCCACTACTTCCTGATGTTCCACTCGAACCTGAAGATCCACTACTTCCTGATGTTCCACTCGAACCTGAAGATCCTGATGTACCACTCGAACCTGAAGATCCTGATGTACCACTTGAACCAGATGATCCTGATGTCCCACTTGACCCGCTAGATCCCGAAGTACCACTTGATCCTGAAGAACCTGAAGTTCCACTACTTCCTGAAGTTCCACTTGACCCTGATGTCCCTGAAGAACCACTACTTCCTGACGTACCGCTAGATCCTGATGTTCCTGAAGATCCACTACTTCCTGAAGTACCACTTGACCCTGAAGAACCTGAAGTACCGCTAGATCCTGAGGTTCCTGAAGAACCACTACTTCCTGAAGTACCACTTGATCCTGAAGAACCTGAAGTTCCACTAGATCCTGATGTTCCAGAAGATCCACTACTTCCTGATGTACCGCTTGATCCTGAAGAACCTGATGTTCCGCTTGATCCTGAAGAACCTGATGTTCCAGAAGATCCACTTGACCCTGAAGAAACATCAATTGTCTTGATAACTAAATCCAAGTCAGTAATACCAGTCCAGTACCAATATTCTGTGACCCCACTTTCAACAGTCAAATATCTCGGATAATCATTTGGACCCTCCTGAGTTGTTGTTCCTGTAATTATACCAACGGTTAATCCTAAATACCTATTCGCATATAGTATACTATTGTTTGCTTCTGTAACACTTGTATACGGACCATATCGTTCATCTAACGGTTTGGGTGAAAAGGTTTCTAAATTATCGTTTAATATAATAGCCATTTTACGAGTTTCTTAATTGCATAGGATCTGCGAAAGTTGATGTTTGATAGTTACCTATATATATTTTGTAATTGATTGTATTCCAATATCCGTCGGAACTATCCACACTTACTATTTGCGGTGTGTTGAAAAGATTACTTCCACCACCTATAGCACCCTGATTTAATTCAGTAACAAACCACTTTGTTTTGGTTGTATAATTTTCAAAATGAGCGAACCATAAGTACTCTGAACTAGCACTAAAATTAATAGTTATTGTTCCACTAGCGGAACTCAAAACTTTATTTGCAGTTCCTCCCGAAATTTCATCAGCAATTGTTGATGTAGTTGGAAGTGTGACAGAAGTACCCCAATAGTATGGGTAAATTCCTGTGTATGTATATGATGTACTTTCAAAATTATTTGCCGCCGCTTGAGGAGCATTTACACTCCTTACTAATGCGGTTCTTGTATCTGCGGATCCTTTACTGTCGTTTTTTGCTAAACCCGCGTTATAATTACCATCGGATTTATACACTGTGGCCGTTGAGGTATTTGATCCTGCGGGTGCTGGTACAGTATAGGATTCTGAATAAGGTGTAGGACTTATTGTAAAACCGGAATTAGGATTATTCGGATCCTGAAATCCAAATTGAGCGGCAATATTTGTTGCCGAACTATTTGTTAATGTTGTATCTGTGAAAATTGAGGATCCATTCCTTAGTAATCTCAGTTGTGTAAAAATACCTGCATCATTTTTGGTTGAACTGGCACTTATATTAAGGCTCAAAGTAGATCCAACTTCAACTATTGTGTTCGCAACCCCTGATATTCCAATAGTTGGTATTGTGTAAGTTGGATTTAAGGTTGGAAATAATAATTCATCAAATAATTGTACCAACGTTAATCCGGTGAGTTGTGACACTGTTGTTCCCGCCTCTACACCACCGACATCTTCAGGTACTTCTAAGTTCGGATCCAAAATACTGTTATAGATAGTATATAAAGTATTACTTTCGAGACCTAAACCAGTATTTGCCGAAACACTAACTGTAAATCCACTTGTTAATCCGGTGACATTGAATGTCCCACCTGTGTTGTTGGTAAATATTATTTCTGAACTTTCAGGGTAATACGTACCACCCGTAACAAATACATCTATATTTGGAAATTTTCTCCATCTAGCATTTGCTCTTGTTACACCACTGACATCCTCAATAGTAGACCCTGTCCATAATGAAATAAAATCCCTACCTATTTGTGATAAGGAGTTGACCGTCGTTGTATAGTCTGTCTGTGTGATTGCCGAAGCCCCACTCAAAGTCAACAACTGATCCCATAACGTATCATAATCATCTATTACATACTGATATGTTGTTTGGTTTTCTTGGACATAAGCCAACATACCGAGTTTTCTTCTACCCGATGAAATATTATCGGAATTAAGAAATAAAACATCAGGATTAAACGTGTTATTTTGTCCCTTTATGAAACGAATAGGAATTGTATTTCCTGTGTACTCGATGAGTCCTGTTTGACCCGTTGGTATTGTATAAATCAGGTCTTGAAGTGTATAGACCTGCATAAAACCACCTATCTCATAATTACTAAAGTTTGTTCCATATGTCGCCTCCCGTGGTACGGAACTTGGTCCGTAGACTTGGATTGGATTTGATGGATTTTTAAATGAGAGTGGCATTTAGTTTTCTATATAAATATCAAATTTACATTTATGGAACGTATTCACCTGAAGAAAAATATAATCCCGTTCCGAGTGGTAATGTGTTAGGAATATGTAAGTTTGGATCTATCCAAAGTACCCTATATGTACCAGCCGGAATAGCAGCACCTGAAGTAACAGTGACATTTGTTTGTTTTATACTATCAGGTATTAAGTCCGCACCAATATTATATGAACATGGGTTTGTTCCAACATTGACAGTCATTTCAGACATCGTTCCGTTCATACCACCGAGTGGCAACCATATCGAATAGAAATACTTAACACTTGTATTGACCAAAGAACTATTTATATTAATGGTTCCAAAACCATATTGGTTAATTGGACATCCATATGGGTCATTACCCGATGATTGGAACATTGCACTACTGAGTGAAGAAACTTGTGTAATAAAGTTTCCTGAACTTCCGTTTGTAAATCCACTGTAGTGAGCATAGTAGTCCATATTATCAGAATAATTTAAACTTCCAGGAACACCCGAGTTACCCCAACCAAACCAAGTTTTTGCTCCGTCATACATATATTGTCCTATAGCGTTTCTCGATGTAATATCTTGTGGTTCGGGGAATAGGTAGGCTTGATAACTGAATGGTGTCGCGCTCGGTGTAGGTGTCGGAGTTGGAGTTTGTGTCGGACTTTCGGATATACTTGGAGTGATAGTAGGTGTTGGAGTTGGGCTGAGACCAGGGGTAGGTGTAACTGTAGGTGTCGGAGTAAAGGATGGGGTAATAGATGGTGTTGGTGTATTGGTTGGTGTAACAGTTGGTGTAACAGGAGAAGTTGTTGTTTCTGTAACAAGGACAACCTGCTGTTGAAAGTTGTCGTCACATCCTTCTTCTTTATTGACCACATAAATTTGGTAAACAACTCCCGAAGGTGAACCAGGTAAATCCAAAGTCACCCCCACAATCATATCGTCGAAAGTCGCCGATGAATAAATTGGTGAAGTTATAGATGTATCACCAGTATAAACATCGAAAGGACCTTTCGCGTTTGAGTTAGAGGATATTCTAAGAATATATTCAGCCATTTAAGGAGTTTTTTTATAAATACAATAAAAAAGGTATTTGAAATACTTTATTTATGTTTGCTCCTCAATATCAATTCCAAAGTAACAAATATCTGTTTCAGTATTACAGGGAATTATATAAAATAAATTACATCCATTACTATCAATTACTGTAAGTCCAATTTGCGGTGAATTATTAAAAATTGCAGGAATATTTATTGTGACTGTTGGCGGTACACTATTTAATACGATCCCCACCAAAGATTGATTATTTCCGTTTACATCTGAAACATATACTTCGAATGGGGGAGTTCCTGTTATTGAGTTTAATCTTATATTTGCCATTTTAACAAGCGGTGCTGATCAAATTACCCGAAGGATTTGAGACTTGGAAAACTGTTGATGGTGATGAAACCGAAGTTGGTGAAATAAATCTCGCTATTTGGACGGGTGTCGTACAAGAACTGTTGGTATATGCATTGTATCCGGCCGTAACGTTTGTGTTGTATAGATAAACAACAGTCGTAGGTGCAGACCCATCACAAACCGCAGTTTTAGATGTACTAATATAAACCGTATGAGGTGTACATGGTGTCACTATGGGTGATGAGGTAGGTGTTCTAGTTGGTGTAACTGAAGGAGTTGGTGACGGAGGTAAAAAACAAAGTGATCCCATGATTTGAATTGCACCTGGTCCCGCACCACTTAGTATTGTTACACTTCCAACTACCGCACAAATGGTTTCTGAGTTTCCTGCTAAAACAAATATAGTTTGAGCATTTCCTCCGCAATCAGTATATCCCCACAGAGTCCCTGAACTTATTGCACCAGATACATCATACACTTTACAAGTGTAACTAACTACTGATGGTGTCTTGGTAGGTGTTGGAGTTGGTGTCTTAGTTTGTGTCGGAGTAACCGTCGGTGATGCAGGAATTGGAGTCGTGCAGTTGTAAGAGACCGCAATACCCAATGTTCCAACAATCTGTAAGACATCTTGGTTAATCGGACTTGTTACAGGTCTAATAAATACTCCATCTCCAATTGGAGAGGTACAATTGGATCCTGAATAAACATATGAACCAGGTCCCAATACCGCACTCGGTGAATAGACTGTAGTTGCCGTTCCCGCCGCATAACATGCGTCTCTCGGATCCGTTGTTAAGTAAACAAGATGACTGAAACAGGTTTGAGTTACTGTAGGTGTCACGGTTGGTGTTGGAGTTAATGTAGGTGTTAATGTTGGTGTTTGTGTAATGGTTGGGGTATTAGTTGGACTAACCGCAGGTGTCGATGTAATCGTTGGTGTAACTGTGGTGGTTGGTGTTACTGATGGTGTTGGTGGAATTGCACTTTGAACACAACTAATATCATAATCTATGGATACTGAAAAACAAATTGTTTCATTTTCTAAAATATTTCCATTATCACAGTCAGAAAAAACTGTTACTTTATTATTTAGTAGATCAAAGGTATATGAACTGATTCCCTCAATCGAATCCAATAGACCTGAAATTGATGCAGTATAATCATTGTCACCAGGTACATCATTTAGGGTTGTGGCCGTATAGAATTGATCCGTGTAACTGACACCGCTTACTGTAATATCTGTTTGGAAAATTGCACTATTTAAAGTACAATCAATACCCGTCCCATTTGTTAAGTCATAAAATCCCTCATTCAACATGTTGAATAATGATCTTTTTCTGTTATATGTTATTTGAAATTCAGATTCACATACAGAGTAAGTTTCATAACATACAATTTGTGTTGCCGAAATAATATTTACCGACTTTGTTTGAGAACATCCGTGTATATCGGTAATGGTTACTGAATATGTACCCGCACTTAGGTTAGAAATACTCTGTGTTGTTTCACCATTTGACCAAAGAAATGTGAATGGACCATTACCCTCCGTTATATAAGCAATCGCCGATCCTGTATTTCCCACCGTCCCATTGGTTCCTTGAATAAAGAAATCAAGATATCCCAAGTTAGGTAGTACCGCATCTTTTGTTATTTCACACCCACTCGTATCTGTCACCACAACCTGATATAATCCATTGTCTAAGTTATAAAAGGTATATGAATCTTGTGAACTTTGATTACTTTGGTCTACAATATTATTTTCAAAATACAATTGATATTGTACGGGATATTGAATGTCACCTGAAATGTCGACTTGTATACTTCCATTAACATTTTGACAAATTTCCGCATCGGGTAAAACAACAACTGAAAATTTATCTTGTGTTATAATTGTAAATTCTTCGCTGTATGTACAAATAGGATTTGAGATTACTATAGTGTAATCTCCGCTGTCAAGTGAAGAAAAAGTTGCTGTTGTAAAATTTGTACTTTGTACTTCTGTATCACCACCAGGTTTGACTAAGGTATAAGTATAAGGACCGGCTCCACCAGCAATCACCGTGGTGACTGACCCTCCTAACGTTGAACACGTTGAATTTGTTGTGGTTAGAGATATTAAATTAAATCCGTTGGTTGTATTTAAACTTGTTTGATATAGAAAACTACATAGTCCAACGTCTTGTACCTGTATACCCAGCTCTCCTGCCGACAATCCTGTAAGAGTAAGAGTCCTCGAATATGATATTTCACTATATCCATTCGATCCTGAATAATAGAATGGTAATTCACCACCCGTGAAAACCAACTGAATTTGACCATCATTAGTAAAACAGGTGGGTGAGGTTGCAATAGCACTTTCCAACCCTAACGGATCGGATGTTACAATAGTTTGAGATTTAGCCAAAGAACAACCTGTAGAATCTGTAACTATTACTGAATATGTACTTGCAGTTAAGCCCGTGACAGTTTGTGTTGTCCTTGCAGGAGTAAAACTAGTCCACTCATACGTATATGGTGCAGTTCCTGTCAACCCTGTTATTGTCAACTTACCATTGTGAACCCCACAATTGGAATCATTTACCACCCAAAAACCGTAATCTAAAGTTGTTGAGGATTGAATAATTACACTTGGTGTTGTTGCGGTACAACCATTACCACTTGTACCTGAGATATAATACGTTCCCGCCGACAGATTGAAATATGAATATGATATTGAATTCGTGGTTACTTGAGAAAATAAAGATCCGTCTTTGTATAAATCTAAACTAAATGGTGCGGTTCCAGCCGATAAACTTATAGTTAAAAGTCCATCTGCAGATCCACAAGTTGTGTTTACAATTCTTGAAAAAACAGGAATGAAATATGATTGAACAACTATTTCAAGTACATCCGGTGTTGATTGATTATTTACATCATTTACTTCTACGTAATATGTCCCCGCCGACAAATTTAGTCTCGAACTTAAAAGACTATCACCCGAACTTACAGTATCTGAACCCAAATTTGGTGAAACCCAATTAACGGTCATAGGTGGCGCACTCGAATTCAGGAGCACTTGTATATTACCATCGTGGGTGTTGTAACAATCCGCACCTGTCGTATAACTGTATGATAATGTTGATAATGCCATTAATTAAGACTAAACGTAAAATTGATACCTACTCTTAAATAGAATGTGTCTTGTGAAAATAACTCATAACAATTCGTATTTGAGACTGTAAGTTGATTATTATTTATATAATAGTTAAATCCATAACTGTGTAAATCTGTAAGGTAGGTATTAAGAGCATTCAACCAATCATTTGTTGTTGGTGCATCCGTCGATCCATACCCCTCATAAAACTTTTCTAAGACAATTTGTTGGTTTCCAATTTTCAAATCAACATACCATTCGGATAATATAGAATTCAAATTAACTTCGGGGTAGGTGTAGGAATTGGATAGTAAACACGCATCGAGTCTATTCGTCAGAATTGAATTGAAAGAATTAATGGAAGACCCGACGGACCAAGGATAGATTGAGCATTCTACAGTCTCATCAATACAATCTTGTGTGAAGATGTAACATTCAAGCCAACAATTTTTGCACGGTACAGGAATAATCTGACAACCCCTCTGTCTTCTATATACAAACTTTTGTCTATGGAATTGTGTATTTTCAACTCTGACTCCCCCATTCCATATAGTTGTTGAAGGAATCATCTGTTCGACCAATCTCATCCATCTATCACCAATTTGAATGGTGAAGTCTATCATTTTTTGATATGTAAATTGGTTCGATGGAATTCCGACCGTACTTTGCGAATTCAAATATTTCCAATACAAAGATTGTAGAAGAGGATAACCTGAAGTTTTACCATCAGTATCATACCATCTATTTGGGACATTGACCATCTTGTTATAGAAAGTCTGAGCAAACTCGAAGAAAGTTTTTTGCGTCGGCTTAGGATTGATGACGAAAGGATATGGATCGCCAGGATATGTTATTGTCAAACCTGTAGATGGTATTGGATAGTTATATTGAACTGACATATTCCAAACATCATATTCCAATGGTTTTGCAATATTCAGATTCAAATCAATATTTTTAGCATTCAATACAAGTCTATCATCATTGAGGTAATAATAAGCTTCATATCCCGGTACAGTACTTCTTCTTAATCCAAGTTGTGTATTAGTCCAACTCTTCTGATTGTCGGGGATTGGTTTTAGATGAAATCCCATCCTTATTTCAGGGAAAGAAGAGAAAGTATTCAAATACTTGTACCCATAGGTAAAGTTCTGATATTTTGTTACGTTTACGGGGTTAGTTCCTGTGTATACCGATAAGGTGGTGTCAACCTCGAGAGGTGAAACGTGATATGGTGTTCTATCGTACCAACCCGCACCTTGTTGATAAAAGAAACTATTGTTATTGGTGGGTGGTTTTGGATAACCCTCATCATCGAACGGATAATCCGATCTAAATAAATTTACAAATTTAATTTGTGTGTCGACAGTATACGCACAATATTGTACCCCCTGAAATTGATATATGTTTGAGGTGTCGGAGACAACCACTTCATCAACTTTTGACCCACCCGAAATTTGAGACCAGTAAGCATCGAATTGTTCGACATTAATCGGACCATCGGCTAAATAAATTGTTTCATTGAATTCCACCATAGAGTCGGGAGCACCAATCATTCTTAATAAAAACTCGATAGATTTTTTGGTTCCTTTGGATTTAAAAAGATATGCCGAGTTAAGAATTAAGTTTCTGTAAAATTGGAAGTTAAGTTCGGTAGGTGTATAATCCCTTGAATATCCCGAATAAATCGGGTTACTACCAACATTAAAAATTGAATTGAGAAAGTTTTCATTTGTGATTTGTGAAACATCTTCACTCCATCCCAACGTTGTTGCTAAATTAGATAATAGTTGGGATGGTATATCACTGTTTGGTAGATTGTAGTGAACAGAATTTATGTACGCAAGTCCATCAATAAATTTTTTTAATTCGTCAAAACTTCTTCCATAAATTTGTAATACTTTTTCGACTTTTTGATCTTCCGTGTCGAAATCTTTAAAAGCGCCAGTAGTTAAGAATCTCGAAATAAGATTGGACTTGAATCTGTCCATCTCCTCTGACAAAGTATTTAATTTTTCGAGATATTGTGTATATAAATTGGTTCTAATATCCAAGTTCCATTGACCATCTAAAGGCCAAGTCACATATTCATTACCTGTGTAATTTTGACCATCAGGTGTTTGTCTTGGAACTTTAAAAAAAGCAGTATATCTTGGGATAATTAACCTGTTTAGAAGAAATTTTCCGAGTTCATCAAAATTTTCCGAAAAAACCATTTCGGTTTTGGTGTCATTCAAACGAATCACCAAGGAGTCAAATGTCGATGTAACTCCTGAGAATGGATTTCCTTCAACAATAAAAGTTATATAACCCGAAGTTAAGTTTTGTGACGGTGTAAAGTCATTTACAGGATATTCGACACCATTCAAAAACAAAGAATAATTTATGAATGTTGCTGGTAAATTTCTATATTGCGATATTACTTGTTCTCTTGCCGAAATATTCATCTCGGCATTTTGAGAGAAATCAATATCAAAAGGATTTTTGATCCTATCAACATTTATCTTAAATTCAGTTTCATTACCTACCGCATCATATGAAATATCATATGCCGTATTTGCAGATGTATAATCATAATATAATCCATCCACTTCTAACGCCGCTGGGAAGAAGTTAATCACATGTTGAATTGTTGCCGCAAATCTTTTTTGTAAAGAACCATAAAGTGAATAATTTGTTACTTCAGATAAATCGAAGTTTGGAACGACACTAAATTCTTTTGCAAATATTTTTTTTGCCTCAGCAACACTTCTTACTTGTAAATCTTCTAATGAAATAGGTTTAGAAAAAGATCCGACACTAAATTCTCTGTTGGCCTTTTCAACTATACCTCTTGTAAATTCAAAATTACCTTGAGTGAGACCTCCCCCGTCCACCACCTGAAACCCGACCAAATTGTCCGAGAAGGTGTTGTTTCCGTTTGCAGGTACTCTGTAATTTCCTGTGGCCATTAACTAATAATTGTGTTAAAGTTTTTACTGAAATCAATATTGTCACCTCTATTTTGACGAACCTCATAAAGAAGTTCACTAAATTCGTTTCTGATTTCAAACAAGTTGTATTGTTTGTAAATGTTATTGTCAGAATCATAGATTGTGTAAATACCATCCTCCATAGATTTGGTCTGATTCCCGTAAAGAGCAAGAGCCAAGGTAGATGCGTCGTGTTCAACGAGTTCTATTTCGATTGTTTGAGGATCGAAGAAGGTATTTGTAATGATAATACTTTGATTTGGCTGTCCGATAAATGGAACGGCGGAAGGTTTGTTCGTAGGTGCGGCCGATGGTGTAAGAGTCAAAAACATAAGGTTTGAACTACCATCAACATATCTATAACGAATTGCTTTTTCTGATGTATTTGTAAGGTTTGTTACAACTGGTTCACAGAAAAAGGATGAAGTTACAATCCTAAAGAAGTTCGGAATTTTTGTTCCGTCATTATTCAAATATTCAACTCTAAATCCAACCAACCCTTGATTAATGAACTTATTTCTGAATTGTTGTGGAACATTATTTAAGTCAATAACAATACCATTCACATTTGGTAATGCCGATAATACACCACAATCGGTGATCAAAGTTCTTATTTCAATTGGACGGACAACCAAGGTGTAAATACCTAAAGCATTGAACTCTTCGGCGGGAAGTTGTAAATTATAAAGTCCACCAATTACTTCAATATTTGGATTTCCCCCTGTTACTGTATTGTGAAAATACGGAGTTAGAATGGAAGGTGCATTCAACTTTTTTAAGGTGAAATTATTTGTTACATCCCTTGATTCGGTATATAACAAAATGATCTCAACATCTTCGGGTGATACATCCGAAGGTCTTATTGTACCGTAACTACCTAATGCCATCCTTATTTAATTTAAAATATTTATAACCGTATTTGGATAAGTCCCCAAGATTGTCCACTTCACCGAGCCTTTCAAGTGATTCCAATCCCGAAGCTTTATCTCTTTCAATAAATACATTTGATTGTATTTCCGGTTGACTTACAAACCCAATTAATCTTTCATCTTTAGTTACAAGTGTTGTTTGTAAATTATTTGAATCAAAACCATTCGAATTTATAAAGAATATCGTCTGTCCGTTGGGGTAATCGTAGTAATCCACACCTTCAATAGTATAAGAAGTATAAAGTGGATTTATAGAGTTAATCTGACCATAAACACCTGAGTTTTTTACCAAAGGTTGCCCCACAGGATATTTGTTACTTCCGTATCTACGGAGTTCATTGATCCTTGATTTTGTTTCACCTGAGATCACAAATGGTGTTGTCACAAAATTCGATGAAAATTCTGAAGACGCATTAAAGTTTGAATCTTCAGTGAAGATATATTGTGCGTTTATCGGAATACCCGACCAGCTTCCTGAATTTGGAACAAAATATATCGTTCCTGTAGGATTCGGAACGGGGGCGGGATAATAGGGTATCTGTATCGTCTTCTCAACTATAGATGTCCCCCACTGATTTTCTTGAGTAATCTTAACAATATATTTAAAATTTGTAGTTGCATAAGTATGACTTAAAACGTCGAAGGATTCAGTTGTTTCATTAAAAACAAATGTTTCGGTTGAGGTTCCATCACCCCAATCAATAATATAAGGTGCATCCCTTAAGAAACTTTTGAACTTCGCATCGGAGGTATTTTTAACAATCAAGACATAAGGATTGCCTGAAAAATACATCACAAAGTTATTTAATACGTCTTTTTGATGGATAAATCCATCAAATTCAGAATAAAAACCCAAGTCTTTTAAGTTCTTTGTTAAATAAATCGGAACAGTCATACCGGTATAGTAAGAAGCTCCGTTTATTCCACCCGAAAGAACTTCGGTCATACCCGAATAGTAACCTATTTGTTCACCATCATAGGTGACATCAAAAACTTTTTGTTTAATTACTTCGGGTGATATTTTTATTTTTCTGAACATTATGAATTTACGTACTCATAGAATTTAATTGGGTTCATAGTTGTTCCGGCTCTAAATGGATTGTTGAACGTAGATAATGTGTATGTAAAATTATTGTAATTCAAATTTACTTTGTAATAGAAAAAATCCTCGGGATTAAAGTTAGAATTATTTCCAGCAATTGTTGATTGAGGTTTATTTATAAGTCTAACAAATTCACCTGTTTTACCATTAAAGAATTTTGCACTCATGTAAAATTCAGTCAAACCCAACACTTCAACGTCTTTTAACCAATAAATAAAGTATCCCTCCTTATCCCCAATAAAGTCCAATTGATAGTTAGGTTTTCTAATTTCTACTTCGTCACCGTTTTGTAATGTTACAGGTTCGAACTTTCCTTGTTGGACGGGTAATATGAGAGTCAAGTAAACCTTTTGTATTTCTTTGTTTCTTGAGTCATAAAGATCCAGTTTGAAAAAAGAATTTGTAAAAGCGTTCGAATAATAATATAATTCGTCATTGGTAAAATCAGTTGTATATGTATTTTTCCAATATGTTGAATTATTTCCTACGTTTTGTATCGGAACTGAATTATCAAAAAAATAAAACTGATAGTTAGTGCTTGTCAAAGAAAGTGCATACTGCTCATGTGAAAATCGAGCAACCTCATAATCAACCGGCGGATTAATAATTTCCTGAACTATTTCATCCGTATAGGTTTCCAACATTTGTTGTCTTCCATAAGGATCGAACTTAACCTCCAAAGGAATGGTTAATTTTTTGGATATATTATCCCTTACTAATTTAAATTTATTGACAATCATCTGAAATTGGTTGATAGATAATTTGAGTGAAGTTTTTATATTTACTTCCTTCAGGGATTAATTTAAATATAAAATTTTTGAATACATAGTTTGCATTATTCGAGAAGGGGTAATCCACACCATTTCCATCCTGATCAATAAAACCAGGGTCATACAAATCTCTCCAAATCCATTTATTATAATTTTGTGAGTAATAAGCCCAATACGGTAAATTATCTATACCGGTAGAACCATTGAAATTTTCAACATACGTTGAGAAACTTCTCACAGGTATTTCATAGTGAGGTTTATAATAATAACCTTCTGATCTAATGTCTGTTGAAAAAACAGATTGATTAAAATTTATCTTATGATAATTTTCAGAAATTACAAACTCAGTTTGTGTTGTCTTATTAAATTCACAAAAGTCACCAACCAAAGTGTCGTCTTTCGACAGTGGTTTATTGTAATAAAAAGTAAAACTAACTCCCCCTCCATTATCTCCTTGTTTTCCGGCTTTACCACCACCCAACCCATTGGATTGCTGATAAGATCCTACATCGAGAGGTAAAACAGCATTCAAATTGGTGTCTTGCCACCAAGTATTTGTTTCTCCACTTGTAATATTGAAACCCCATCCTGTTTTCAACCCTCCTTTATTTTGATTTGGGATTTTTGGTTTGTTAAAATATCCCGCATATCCTTTATTAATAATAGTATGAAACAACTTGGTTACAGGAAGTCCGTTATTGTCGGTCAAACCCGTAATGACAATATCTTTATCTGAAATTACAGAGTAGGATTGTGTTGCATTTTTGATAGATATTCTTTTTTCATTATTTGGTGTTAAACTCGCATATTCAAGTTTTTTCTCGGGATTAAAACCATTTAACTCAAAACCCGCTTTCACCACATTTATATCATCATTTGTAACCAAAACTTTATGTTCACGGCAATAATAAATTGAGGTAGTTTCTTCTACATTTTTGGGATCAATAACTTTTTTAAATGTACCTAAATCACCCTCATTGAAAGTCGATCCGTAACCAATGTCATAAATTGTGAATTTGTATATTTCACTCTCAAAATTTTCATCACCAAGGGAATAAATTGGAAATATATTTTTACCATTGAAGGTTACGGGAAGAAGAACATAGTTGAGTTTAGAAAGATTATGAGGTACAGGACATTCAAAAACCAATAATGGTTTTCCCTTAATTTTTCTTTTTCTGATTTTATAGGGTATACCATTATTAGCTAAAAAATTCAAAGCAAAACCTTGATTATCAACCCAAAACATATTTCTATTCACATTTTTGTGAGGATAGGTAATAGCAAAAGACCAATTATACGAATATGCAGAAACAGGTTTATAATCTATATGAGAATTATTTGTATCGTTTCTGAAAAAATCAAATTCATAATATTGTGGATAACCACCCCAAGGTTGAGTACCTAAAACAGAACTTTCAGGATTTACATAATATAAATTATTTTTGAATTGATCGAAATTTGTAGTTCCGCTTATATTATTATCCATAATAAATTGAAACTTAGATGATATTCTAAATTTCAAATTTTTATTTCTTTCCGTATTGTATTGATCTTGTAAACTTAAGACACGATTTTGATCACCCTGAACATAATTTCGAGAAGACTGATTTAGAGTCAAAGGATAGGTCAATCCGTCATTTATACCCCCAATGAATTGGAAGTTGGGTGGAACAATTGATATGTTATCGTAAGTATTCAATTCCCGTATTTCTTAATAAATAAATCCAAAGCTGAATTTCCGACCTTCGTACCAAAATAAAAATGAAATGGAGCCCCGATTAGATTTTTATCATAAGGTTCTGAGATTAATTGCAATGAATTAACATCAAATCTTGGAGTACCATTTTCATCATATAGTGCAAATAGACCAGCTCCAAGTTGTTGATTGAAATAGTCTGAGTTTGCATTTGTGAAATCTGAATTTTGATATCCATTCGACAAGAAAGGATATTGAGTAATCCAGTTGTTTCCTTCAGAACCAAACCAAGTATCTGAGGTATAAGGGGTTCCAAAGAATCTTCTCCATTTATAAAATGGAACGTGTTGTGTGTGAGGATATCCAAAATTAATGTATGGTAAAATACCTGGACTAACAACTTTTCTTGTTTCAGTATCGGCGGTAAACATTACCGCGAAAAGAAAATCAGAATTACCAAATTGTCTCTCGAAAGAGATTGAATCATAATTATAATTCAACCCTAAAAATGGTAAAATACCAAATTCCGATTGATAAGAAACCAATTGAGAAAAATCCCCATCCAATCTTTTATCGGGTCTTGAGAAAAACTGATCTATATTTGCAAATGCATTAACACTCAATAATCTTGATATGACATAAAAATTAATTAAGTCCTCCAATGGATTAAAACTTGTTGATTTTAAATTATTAATATTATAACCTTCGAAAGTTTCCGAATAACAAACAAATTTTGTAAATTGATCCTTGGGTCCTAAGTCCATGATTGTTGTTGGTCTACCCAATTGTTTTGTATTTGCACCTTGATATAAATCGATTGAAGATGGTTTTTTAGGACCTGGTTTTCCAACAAAAGTACCACCGAATTGATTTTCTTGTACCGACCAAGGGGATGATCTATAATAAAAACTATTTGTCTGTTCATTGAAAGCAATCAGATCCTTACAATATGAATAATAGGGTTGATTATCAGAATCATAAAATGTATTCATTTGAAAGGTGGGCATAAACAAGGTTCCGTTGACCCAATTATTTATAAAATCAAATGAAAAAACATCACGACAAAGAGCAAAAGATATTAAAAATCTATTTCTCCATTCATTGAAATTTGAAATGTCGTCAACAATTCCTGGAATTTCGTTGAATATTCTGTAACAACCATTCTGAACTTCATCGGGGTTACATCCTTCAGGTGTATCTACTACATTACTAATCTGAATATCATTATTTTCATCAATATAATAACAATCCAATTCAGTCATTCCTCCGCATTGGAATGATTGTAGAATTTCAGTAATACCAGACCAAGCAGGGTCATTAGCACTATCATATTCTTCAACCGAATCTTCATAATTACCAGTATCCCCCGCAGTACCTATATTACCAGCGACTGTATAAACACCTGTCAATTGACTTGGTTGTGTTGTTAAGGTTCCAAATGTTGTACTACCATAAGTTCCAATATAAAAGTCGGTATTTTGATGGAGAGCAAACCTATTATCAGAGACCTCAGACTCTAAACCGAGGTTTTGAATATTTGTTGGGGTTGATCCATCTCCTTGGAAGAGTGATCCTTGTTCATTTGTAGAAGCCGGAAGTCTGTCAGATCGAAATACCATACCATTCTTATTGTTGTATTGTAAGTTTGGTAAATCATTATACAATTTATATGTATATGACATCAATCTCCCGTTTCCTGGTCGGGGAACTCTGTTTTTGGAGTTTGATAGTTCTAATGGTGTGTATTCACCATTGTTTCTCTTACAGGATTCATTGGTATAAAATTGAAAGTCCTCAGCATAAAAATCGGGTATAATCGCAAGTCTCGAAGTCATGTAGGGCAATCCTTCCACATTATTCCACAAAGTCCCATTGTTTGTGGGAGTAATACCACCTTCTGTTTCGAAAGTAAAATAATCATCGTACTGATTTGGAAGTGTGGGTGCGCTTGTATCAACAGGATATTGAAGATAACCACCTAGCGAATTATAACCTGGTTGTTGAATTGACCATTGATATATTATGTCATTACTATCGATATTGAAATCATCTCCTAGAAAAACAAAGTGCTCGGTAATACGGCCCGTATCTATATAAAATTTATAGAAATCACTTTCGAAACTTAAAAAATTCTGTGTATCCGGTTGCCCAGATTTACCAGTGTTTTGATCAGATAATCTTAAGTAAGAATTATAAAATAATTGATTTGAAGGACTATTAGTAAAGTTATTATTGAAATTGTGATTTACCGCGGTGGTATAATAGTCATTTGTTTCTGCTAATAGATAATCCGGTGTACTTTGAATTGGTATATTCAATTTATATTGACCCGTAACAACAGCACCTTCCAGTCCCCACCCATCATAACCGAAAATTCTTGAGAGATCATACGTTATTTCTTGTGCTGGAGTATGAGGGTCGACACCTCTAACTAAAAACGCAACTTCTAAATTTTGATAATTAGTATGACATTCAATAGGTTTAAACTCAAATGTTCTAATACAATTACATTGATAATTATCATTTAAATAATTAATTACAGTATTATATCCATCAGCCACTTGATTATCATCCGGTTGGTAATCATCTCCATTAAATTCTCTATAGGATTTTAAGGAAATTTCTTGAGTATGAAGTAAGTATTCTTGTATGAAATTTTTTAATACAACATTATTTCCCCCTACCGAATTCGAAATATCAATAAGTTCTGAAATTTTGAATTTTTTTATGACTTGAAAATATTCAATATCAGTAGGGTATTCAATCTTATATGGTTCATTGGGTACATTTATATAAATGTTTGCCGATGATGAAGAATTATTTATATCATCGTAATTCGCATAAGTCACTGTTTTCAACAGTCCACTTCCCCACGTATTTACAAATTCTGTTTCTCCAACATTTGGATCTTCAGATTGAGTTGGATCTTGAAAAGTAAGAAGACTACCTTGTATAATTTCAGAATTTGGTTCAATTAAAATTGGAACTATATAGTCAAAAATCGGATCACTTGGATATTGTGATTTATTGACTTCTATTTTAATAAGGTTTTGACCATCGAAATAAAGTTGTCTACTTGCAAAGTTATTAAGTTTTTGAGCTAAAGTTACACCGTCCGACCAAATTATATTATTATGTGTTATTTTAACTTTTTGTTCACCAGCAATATCAATATAATTTATACCATCGCTAATTTTTAGAATTCTATAAGTTCGAGGTACTCTAGCATTGATATTACCAACAGTTGATCCCGCCAAAAGATCTTGCACAATTTCTCTAAATATTTCTTGATCTATTGGAGACATGTCGTCACCAGTAACTGTAATGGTTTGACTTCCAACCGGAACATACCATGACACAACTGAAGAATCAATTTCTATATCACCGCAATCATCAGTCAAATCAAACTCGGCATTAGAAAATTGTTCATCAATAATTTCACTATTATTATAAAACTCAGATGAGTTCAAATTAACAATTAGTGATGTCCCCAAATCGTTTTGTTGGGTAATCTGAGCCTCATCTCCAGGGATTGGTAGTGCATCACCCTGTTCCGCCTGACATTCACAAGTTGTACAATCAGGATAAGTTATCATAGGTAATGATATAATCAAAGGAGAAACAAACTCACAGTTCTCATTACCACAACCAGAACAAAAACCTGGACATCCAATATTGAAAGTATTTTGTAGACTACTATTTCTGATTCTACAAATAATACGACATAAAAAAGCCAATGCTGATAAAATCAAGTGTCCAATTACAATTACTATCCAAGCAATAGGCGTGAGGATATAAAGTAGTATTTGTAATAAGAAAAACAAAAAATCAAAATCTTTGTGACCATCATTTGTTGGAAATTTGTTGACCTCCGCTTCACATGTTCTGTCTAATATTTTTTTAATCCCTGTGAATTTGTCTTTCACATTCGCCGATTTATATTGATCTATTAAATTACTTACTGTGTATACTTTGTTATACACCATGTTGTAAAAATAATCTTGACAACTTATTGCCACATTTTTGTCGACATAATCAGACCAATTCAAACTAAAAGCATAAGACTTTTGGAACTGTTGATTTTGTGTTGTATTCTCACTCAGAAATGCGGGATCTACTCTACCCTCCTCATCCCACCCATATTCACGTATATTCGGAACTAAAAAGTCGGCCCTTTGAAGAACATCATTAAATTTCTGATTTGTATCATATTCTATTTTGAAACGGTATTTTCCTTCGGTTGGAATTCCAACGCTTGGATCGTTAGATAATATCTGTTCTCCGAATTCGTTTGTTGTTACATAATTCAAATTCATGGGGACTTCAACCAACCATGATCCATCCTCATTGATTACTCGTCCACCATTTTCCAAGTTAAATTGTTCTAGAACGGGATCTCCGTTTTCGTCCACCCCCTCCGTTTGTCTAATTGATAAAATTCTTCCTGGTGATGTTTGACTCCCACATAAATCACCCAACTTTGGTTTTATTTTACAACTTGTAGATCTTGATGATTGATCTTGAATATAATCCCTGTTGGATGAAGAGAATGTTGATCCCATAAACACAGCCTGTGGTGTTATGGTAATTCCTAAATCTCTCAGATCAAAATCTGCTCGAGCAATACCTATTTGACATATTTCGTTGTTTCCCCAAAATGGACTTACATTTACACTTCTTACAAAGTTCACAATTTGCGGTAAACTTTCTAAATCTGTTGAACTTTTGAATCTACCCCCCTCAAACTGACCTTCAGATGCTCTTCCGATTCTTATCAAATCGGATGGTGATAAAGAAAAACAACCCATATCCGATAAGTCCAAATCCACATTTAAAGCAACTTCACCCACAGGTACTCCGACAATCATAAAGTCACCACTTTCATTGGTTTTGGTTGTGAATTTATAATAATTGTCATATACTTCAATAACCTCGGACCTCGTCAAAACATCATTTGCCGATGGAAATGTACCAGTTGCCGCATGTCCAGGATAACTTGGTTCGTAAGGTAATAGATTATATCTAAATCCGTCTTCGTTTTTAGTAGATAAATCTCTATATGGATATAATGTTGATATTAAAGGATTCAGGGAATCAACGTCTGATAATGGAATGAAAACTGAAACTCTTGCATTTGGTATACCATACCCTTTGTTTACAATAACCCTACCTGCAATCACTCCGTAATCGGAGCAATTGCGGTCATAGACATCACTTTGTCTTAATTTTAAAGAAAGTATTTCTAAATAATCAAAATCTTGGTTGAGTTCAAGTTGAATCTGTTGGTCAACTCCTACTTCGGTTCTTATTCTAAAACTTTTTGACATAAGTCGGGCATTTTTTTATAAATACGGAATTTCGTATTTTATAAAATAGTCATATACCAAGAAAAATCATTAGGAGATGTTGACTCCCGAGAAATTTTTTGTTGAAACCAAAATATCTTTACTCGGAAATCTTACTTGACACATTTGGTTTGGTTGAGCAAAGATGGTTTGGTCTATCAATTGAATTTGTTTTGTGGTCTCGTCGGAATATGGTTGACTGATAGGATCTGATGAATATTGACCACCCAACATATTAAACACATTTATTGAGGTGACAGTGATGACACCTGCGACATTTTGAATCAAACTGGTGAGTTCAGCAATATAAACATCTTGACCCATCACTCGGTTGACCGGATCCATATATGTCGAAATTGTATTGACAATATTTGTTATTACTTCCCCTTGATTTTGAACCGCATCCAATACAACTTGAACTTGGAATTTCAAATCGATGACTTGTCCGCTTTCAATGTAAATGTAGTCATTTATCATTCTATAGTTTGAAAGATAATTCGCGACATTTTGTTTGATGGTATTCGAAACTATCGGAGTAAGTTTTCCGTCGGCATCATATGACAACATTTGAATTTTAATTTTGTTGTCTTCTTCTGTGATATTAACTTTTGCAGGACCACCAAATTGTCCTGGCATGGTTTGAATCAAAGATTGATAATCGTTGATTGTAACCGCTCTCTTTTGTGCCGCGAAGTTGTAAGCGACAAAGTTCCTTGCCTCTTCTATGGTTGGTTTGTCAGCCCCGCCAACGGCAGCAACAGGGTTGGTTACTCTCAAGGATCCCCTGACTTGATTATTAATCACACTTGATGGTCCATTAATAGCAAAATCAACATTACCAATCTGAGTAATTATATTTGTACCCAAATTAGTTCCTTTACCACCGCCGACACGGTATTGTATAAACAAAGTTGTATTTGGCTTAAGTGTCGCACCAAGAGAAAAATTATTACTCAAAGTTTGAATATTTGGTAAAACACCTGTGTTAGAAAAACTACTTAATAATTCTTGAGAAGAAGTGGTTCCACCACCAAAAGTCATTTTCAAGAACCCTTCGGGTGTAAATTCTGTGATAAATCTGTTGTTTGTTTGAATATATTTTCCAACTTTGACCCCCGGTTTGTCACTAGGTTTTGTGGAATCTTCCACAAATACACGATCTTCAGCTAATGCGTATACCTCATACCATTTGTCAGTAGATGATATAAATTCGGCGTTTGATGGAACATTTGCGTAGTTTGTACCATCTTTTTGAATTACAGAGGTCACCCCCAACACATTTCTTTCAGGTAAAAATATATTCAAAAATGGTTTTGAATCAGCAGGTGTTACGACTCTCTTGAATACTTTTGTAATACCATTTATGACTGGTTCCCTTTTAGTAATTGTATAATTTATAAGAACATTATTTGCATCAAAATTTGGTGTTTTGGTTCGGTTGGTAAACCCTTGGGAATTATATTGCGAAGAGAAATCACAATCATAAATTAATTCGAAAGTTTGACCACCACCAATAACCTGACTTCCCCTTCTGAGAACCCCCAAATATCTTTCATCCTCTTTATCACCAAAAGCCGGTACAGTAATTGATATATCCGCAACCGCCACTGAAGGTCTATTACCAGGAATCTTCAAACCATATGTTCTTGCGATATTAAAAACAGAAGATTTTTGTTGAGCAAATTGTAACACGGTTTCCTGTATACTACGGTCAATTTGGTAATTCAAATTGTCTGCAACACCAGCATTTAGATCCAATAATACTGAGAAAATGGATGCATCATTGAAATTATCAATGACATCAGGATAATATTGTCTAACATAATTAATGAGGTCGGATCTCACCGCCTCAAAATCCCTACTTGTATATGGTATTCTACTATTTGCCATTTTAGATATTAAGTATTACAAAATCTTTTGTTTCAAATGCATCTGAGGTTATGGTGAAAGAAATTTTTACTTTCGCAGTATATTCTTGAACACCTTGTCCAGCTGTTCTATAAATATCAAATATTTTATATTCAGGTTGGTCACTTACATATTCCCCATTAGCAAAAGTTTCAGTGTCTTGCCAAAGAGGGATAATTTCAATACTGTCGATTTTTAAATTCGGAATGTAGGTGTCTACCGCTTGTTGAATTTCGGCTCTAATAGCTCCAAATGTCGGTCCGTCCAAAGGTTCGAAAATAAAATCATATAAACGAGTACCAAAATCAGGAAGAAAGTATCTTGATCCCTTCCTTGTGAGAAGAAGATGGATGAGGTTGGATCTAATTTCCTGTTCGGGAGTTTCAGTCAGTGCCAAATAGTCACCTTTGAGTGAATCCCTAAAAGGAAATGCTATACCATAAGTTTTTCCGTTTGCCATTACAGATAAATATAGTATAGTAAATTTTTATAAATAAAAAACCCAAACCACTATGCGGTAATTTACGTATAACAAAACTCTACTTTTAATTTAATCCTTTTCTAAAACTCCTGATTCCTCTTTTTCCTTTCATACTCAAGCTCATACTCACGCTTAGCATCACAATCGTAAGACCATTTTTCGGAGTTTTCTTTCATAACGGCATCAAGGTATTTTTGTGTGGACTCATCAGATTTTGTTCTATGAAATTCATTTTTCATGTTAAATAGGTCTCTTATACACAACACACCTATTATTGCATCGGCAGGTATTTTTTCATCAGTAACAATTGCTATTTTGGTATAATCGTGTTGTTTTTCATTATATAATGCTGGGTCATACCACCATTTGTTTTTTAATAATGTTGTATCAATAACCACAACCCCTTCAGTATCTCGTTGTGACCATATTTCATGATACCCATTCATGGCGAAAACACTACATGGGTATCTATAGTTAGTCCATTGTGAAGATTTTGAAGCACAATGAGGTTCAATACCATTATTGTAAATTAATAATGGATCTATAGTGGTGGAATGTAAAATATATTTTTTTAACTCCCCATCAGGTAACGGAATTGCATCGTCAAAACTATCCCACTTCCAGTTAGCTTCTTCCCGTAATATTCTTTTAATTAATTCTCTCATAGTAATAAATATTATTAGAAATAAAAAACCCCTACCACTATGTGGTAATTTACGTATAACAAAACTCTACTTTTAATTTAACATTAGTCCAAAAAGAATTATTCCTATCCATATATTGATACAACAGAAATATAGACGATATTCTATGTGCCCCATCTTGTATCTTATCATCTATAACTACAATAGGTGGTAAGATTTCCAAAGATTGAGGATTATTCTTCATATAGTTAGCATACTCTATTACCTTTTTTGTTACACCCCATGAATAATCTTTATTCATTATATCTTCCACAACTTCTTTATAATATGGTATATCTTTTATTCTTCCATCCAAAATTTCATCTATGGTAAGATAATCTACTCTACAATCCATATTATCTTTTTGTTCTTGTGATATTGGTTCACCTGATGATTCACCTGGTTGTGGAACATTAAATTCTTCCTTTAATATTCTTTTAATTAATTGTCTCATGAAAAATAAATATTATTAGAAATAAAAAACTCCAACACTTGGTTGGAGTTTTATTTGTTATGCTGAACAAGTCAAACAGTCGGGATCATCTATTGAACATACTTTTGACATCATCTCGGTTGTGATTTCATCAGGAATATTTACCTGTGTTACAGGAACCGATTGTATCAAATAATCTTCATTGATTTTTATTTCATTCATATCAACTCCGAGTCCTTTAAGTGCCGAAGCTTTAGCTTTGGTTCTCAAATAATACATACCCGTCTTTAGTCCAAGTCCCCAACCGTAGAAATGTGCTGAAGAAAGTTTTGAGTGAGTAACATCTTTCATAAACATATTGAGAGATTGTGATTGATCAATGAAGATCGCTCTGTCTCTTGCCATATCAAGAAGATTTTTACCTTTCATCTCCCAAACTGTCTTGTAAGTTTCTTTGATGTGGTCAGGAATTTCGTTGATATTTTGAATTGATCCTTCCTCAGCAAAAAGTTTAACTCGGATTTCATTGTTCCATAGACCGAGATCAACCAAGTCCTCTACAAGATATTTGTTGATTACAACATATTCACCTGAAAGGGTATTTCTCTTATAGAGGTTGGAGGTGAAGGGTTCAAAACATTCGTTGTTTCCAAGAATCTGTGCTGTAGATGCGGTTGGCATCGGTGCCAACAACAATGAGTTTCTCAATCCTTTTTCGATAATAGATGTCTTCAACTTATCCCAATCCCATCTTCCTGATAGATCATCACCTTCATTGATATTCCACATATCAAATTGTAAAATACCTTTGGAAGCCGGTGATCCTTTGAATGATTCATATGATCCGTGTTGAATTGCCAAGTCATTAGACGCCGACAACGCCGCATAATACATCGTTTCAAAGATTTCCTTGTTGAGGGTCTTCGCCTCATCCGATTCAAACGCATAACCCAACATAGCGAATGTGTCAGCCAATCCTTGAACACCCAATCCAATAGGACGATGTTTCATATTGGATGTTTTGGTTTCAGGTGTTGGGTAATAGTTGATATCAATCACCTGATTGAGGTTGATGGTCGCTTGGTAAGTAACATCAAACAACTTATCAAAGTCAAAGGTTCTGAATCTTTTATTACGACTCCTAACTTTACCAGTAGGAATTTCCACCATCTTGGGAAGAGCGATAGATGCCAAGTTACAAACCGCAGTTTCGTTCTTGTCCGTATATTCAAGAATTTCGGTACACAGGTTGGAAGACTTAATCGTTCCAAGATTTTTCTGATTCGTCTTTTTGTTCGCAGCATCCTTATAAAGCATATATGGAGTTCCTGTTTCAATCTGCGAATCAAGGATTTTTTCCCAAAGAAGTCTTGCTTTTACAGTTTTGAGTCCTTTACCCTCACTTTCATATTGTTCATAAAGACGGGTGAACTTAAGATCGTTCTCATCATCATCATATGCGTCAATAAGACCTGGAACTTCATTAGGTGAAAACAATGTCCAATCACCATCTTCGTTAACCCTCTTCATAAAAAGGTCGGGTGTCCAAAGAGCAAGGAACAAATCACGAGCCCTGAGTTCTTCTTTACCGTGATTTTTTCTCAAATCAAGGAATTCAAAGATGTCAGCGTGCCACGGCTCCAAATAGATGGCAATTGAACCTTTTCTTTTTCCACCCCCCTGATCAACATATCTTGCAGTTTCGTTAAAGACACGGAGCATCGGGATGATTCCGTTAGATGTTCCGTTGGTTCCCTTAATATATGAACCCTTTGAACGGATTTTATGGATGTTAATACCAATACCACCTGCAGATTGTGAAATAAGTGCACAATCAGAGAGGGTCTTGTAAATACCAGGTATTGAATCATCGTCAATATCCAAAAGGAAACAAGAAGAAAGTTGTGGACGGGTTGTACCAGCATTGAAAAGGGTGGGGGTGGCGTGGGTAAAGAGACCCTGTGACAACATATCGTATGTCTTTTGTACCATCTCCAAGTTATCACCCCAAATGCCAACAGCAACCCTCATATAAAGGTGTTGTGGTGTTTCTGCAACATTACCATCCACCTTCAAAAGATATGATTTTTCCAAGGTCTTGAAACCAAAGAAATCAAACTCAAAGTCACGATCGTGAACAATCATAGCGTTCAGATCCTTACCGTGTTTTTTGATAACCTTATAGGTTTCATCGGAAATCATACCTGCCCTTTCACCTGTCTTGGGATTGATATAGTCGTATAGATTTTTAGCAACCGTAGTGAACTCTTTAGGTACGTGTTTGTATAGTGAAGTAATAGCAATTCTTGAAGCCAAGAATGAATAGTCAGGGTGAATCGGAATCATTGATGCCGCCGTTTCAGCTGCCAACTTATCCAATTGATCCGTTGTTACTCCATCATAAATTCCCGCAATTACCTTCTTCGATACACTAATCGGATCAACATAATCTGTATTCAGATCATAGGTTTGCTTTTTAATTCTGAGAACTACCTTATCAAATTTTACAGGTTCCCTTTCTCCGTTTCTTTTTGTTACATACATTGTTTTAATAATTTAGAAGTCTTCGTCTGTTGAGAATGATTTTCCTTCGTTCACACCCACCGCAGCTTTGGAATAGTCGGAAACTCTTTTCTCAAAGAAGTTGGTTTTATTTTCCATTGCGATATTTTGCATGAAATCAAAAGGATTTTCAGAATTATAAACTTTTCCAACCCCAAGATCAACTAGCAAACGATCCGCAACATATTCAAGATATTGTTTCATCAAGTCTTTGTTCATTCCGATCAAATCAACAGGAAGTGATTCGGTGATGAACTCTTTTTCAATTTCAAGTGCCGAACCGATGATTTCCATAATCCGGTCTTTTGTCAATTTGTTTTCAATGTGGTTGTTGTAAAGGTGAACCGCAAAGTCACAATGTAACCCTTCATCTCGTGAGATAAGTTCGTTACTGAATGAAAGACCCGGCATCAAACCTCTTTTCTTGAGCCAGAAAATTGAACAGAATGATCCTGAGAAGAAGATCCCTTCAACCGCCGCAAAGGCAATCAATCGTTCAATAAATGACTCGGACCCGATCCACTTTAGAGCCCATTGTGCTTTCTTTTGAACCGCAGGAATGGTGTCAATTGCATTGAACAAATAGTTTTGTTCTTCTTTGTCTTTGATATAAGTGTCTATCAACAATGAATAGGTCTCAGAATGGATGTTTTCCATCATAATCTGAAATCCGTAGAAGAATTTTGCTTCCGTATATTGAACTTCACTTACAAAGTTCTCTGCGAGATTCTCGTTTACAATTCCATCCGAAGCCGCAAAGAATGCCAAAACATTTTTAACGAAATGTTTTTCTCCGTCATTGAGTCTTTCCCAATCAATAAGATCGGAAGAGAGGTCAATTTCTTCAGCAGTCCAGAATACGGATTCTGCTTTTTTATAGTAATCCCAAATATCGTGGTGTTCAATTGGAAACAGCACAAATCTGTTCTTATTTTCTGTTAAGATTTTTTCCATTTTTTTGTATAAATTAAAGTGTTTGTTCTCGTTGTCTTCTTCTATCCATCAATTCTTTCTGACGCTGTTTTGCCGATTCTTCTTTCTTTTCTTCTAATCCCAAGAAAGTAACACTCTGCTCAGTGTCAATATCCAATAACTCGTTATTGAATTTACAATTCTCAAATACAATACCATCCCTACCAATACGAGATTTGGTGATGGCGATCGTTGCGAGGTTCATCTCCTTTTGTTGAAGTGATTTCGCAATTGAAATAATCACGTGTCCGACTTGAGCCTTCTTAATTGATCCACCCATCTGATCTGTGGTTACAACATCAGAAGAGATTGACGATCTATTACCTTGAGTTGCCGTCCAACCCGCAATATCCAACTCCGTACACATCGCTTCAAACTTTCTCATTACCGATCCTTCACTCTTCCAATCATCTGCTCCTGCCATACTTTTGTCAGGAAGAATACAATCAATATAATCCACAACCAAAAGGTCAATAGTCACGCCTTCAGATTTGATTTTACGAATGTAGTTCTTGATATGACTCATGGTTAGAGTATCCGATGGTAGTTTTCTAAGCATCAACTTGTTGGGTTGTGATTCTCGGATTTCTCTAACTTTTTCCATCACATCGTCTTTGTGTGCAGGAAGTTCAGAGTTTGCAAGTCCTGTCCACAAGGTGAAGTGCTTTCTTTGGATAATCTTTTGGTTGTCTTCAAAGAAGATTTGAAGGACATTGAAACCCATATTGAAAGCGTTGTTTGCTATTTTTGTGAGTATAGTTGTCTTACCCACCCCCGTCGGAGCGAGAATAACACCAATTTCACCCTTCGCCAATCCACCACTCAGAAGATTGTCTAACCCATTAATCCCCATCGGGATTGGGTGTCTATAGTCTTCCGCCAAAACATCATCTAAATCACTGAACACATCTGCTGTGTCTTGTTCCATATTACCAACCTGTAACCCCTCTCTCACCATTTCTTCCAACGCATCATAATTCTCGAAATCACCTTTATCGATGATTTTCTGTGCTCTTTCAAGCACCTTCTTCATAACTTGTTGTTTACAAAACTTCAATGCTTTGTCTTGTACAAACTCGTGCCCCTCCTGTGGTGCGTTCTTGACATTTTCAAGTGTGTCAATGATTACCTTGCGGGCTTGTTCTTGAGAAATTTCAGAGATAGTTAGTTGTTCAAGTGTGGCAATGTTCGGAATAGATTCGTACTTTGCGTGGTATTCCTTTACCATTTGGACAATGATTGAGTAATACTTGTTGTCAAAGTACGTGGGTTCAATAACCTCCATAATAGACCCCGAAAACTTCTTATCAAAGATGATTTGATTGAGAAGTTGGAGCTGAAAGGTATTACCTAAATAACCGAAATTTTTCTGATTTGCCATGAATGAAACTACCTGATTTTTCTATAAATATAGTTAAACGAGTTCTAAATCTAGGTAAGAGTAAGTTAAATTTTCGTCGGAAAAAATGTCAGTTAGGTTACGCAAAACACCTTTCAGAAGTGGTCGTATATCAACGGTATAACGAACTTTTGGGGGGTAAACTTTCGCATCGAACTGAAGGTGACAAATTGTCCGATTTCCATCCTTAATATAAATGTTAAAATTCTCGGGTCCATCGGTGTTTGATGTTTCCATAATGGACTCATCGGTGGTGATCTGAAAATAATTATCGGTCATATACACAAGGGTCTTACGCTTGAGATCATTTTGAATAATGTTCTTGATATTATTCAACTCGTGATAGAGATTCAAAGATCGTCCTGCGTTTTCTTGATAATCCCGTACATTAAAGAATCGTTGTACCACAAAGTTGTCGTTGAGGGTAATCAACAATTCCATTTTTTTCAATTCCTGTTCTTTCATTTTTTTTGTTTTTTAAAGGTTTGTTTTTCTTTTCTTGTTAACTTCATAAAAGGGGTGATAAAATCAACCCACGCATTGTCCCCTCTCGGTAAAAAATTGTACAGACCATCTTCTCTCATAAGTTTCATCGCCTGTTTGTATGATCTACCATCGGGGTCTAAACTCTCATTGATTAGACTTAATATTTCAT